AAAACCCCGATGCTGCCCTCACTTATAGTTGCGGAACCGCTATTGTCTGGCGATACATACGAAGCAGAAATACCCTTGAGGGTTCGAATAATTGTGCTGCCTGACGTTGGAGGTTGCAGCGCAACAGTCCTAACCTTCGGCGCACCGCTCGCCCCCTCGGCAATAGCTTCTGGGTTCTCGAACGCCGCCAACGCCTTGGCGCTCGTCCACGGCTCGCCCGGTAGAAGGCTGCTTGTGCTTTGGTTTGTCCAACTTGCCATTTATCGCCTCACTGTATCACATAACCTGTCGTGCCGTCCGGCATCAGGCCCGTGTTCTCGGTAATGTAGCACGCATTTTCCTTTTCCGCATCACTCGCGCTTGCAAAGTCTGGCGCGTCGTTTGCCATGATGAAGCTGGGTCGCTCAAACAGGATGAACGACTGCGCCAGAACGCGATAGAAAAAGCCCGGCTCTATTTCTTCCCACTCGATAATCTGCCAAGGCTCAGTAACCGGATTGCCCAGCGTGTCCACAATGTCATAGCTTGTCACGCTCACAACGTCGCCCACCGCTAGGCTTGCGTCCTTCTCAGCCAACTGCAATTCGAGATACTGCGGTGTCTCGCGGTATCGGATCAGAAACGAAGCCTGCACCAAGATCGCGTTGAGGTCCGTTCGCACGAGCGGGCTGTACCACTCAAGGTTCCGAACCGTGCCGTCTGCGTAATTCGCGCTTTCAGCCTCGGCGTCAATCCGTATTCGCTGGGTGGCATAGTTCTTCGCTTCCGTCAGGCTTTCTGTTGGGTCTTTGCGTCCGTAATAGATCGTAACCCGAGTGCGCCTGTCGTCAGGCGTCCGCTTGACCGCGCTGGAAACAATCGCGTTACGCTCGTTGATTGCCACGGGTGTCGATGTGGGCTGGCGATTGGCAAGCATTTTGATTTCTTGCGCCCGCTCATCCCACCAAATCGAGAACGTCCCGTCCCGCATGGCGTCGGCGCATATCTCGGACACAGGGCGCGATTCTGTAAATGTCCCGGTGCCTTTGAGCGTTGAAAGGTAGCCCTCGCCTTCGTCCGTCCAGTCAGTCGCAAACGGTATCAACGCACTGTCAATCGTTGTGTGATTGGTTAGCAGGTCGTTCACGATCCGCCAGTATTCCCAGTCCTGATAATGCCCGACGCGCTGCAAGCCATCATCTGCATCATGCTCACCGGCGGTGGAACCCAGAACTCCGCGCGTCACGCCTGACAACGCCCACACGCCACCGCTGCCAGAATAGCCCGTGTAGCTGATAACCTCGCCGCCAAGCCGCCCGTAGTAGATGCCGCTTTCGTTGCCCATCTGCTTGTTTACGTCAGTCTCTAGGCCGCTCACGCTGATTGTGGTGGTGGTGGCGTTAATGTCGGACTGCAAGCGCAGATCGGTTGCCGGGGGAAACTGCGCCTTCTTGCGTTCTGCCCTGCCCAGAGGATCAAGCCCCGTCACGGTCCACGCCCCGCCCGATGGCGGGCTGATGTTCGTCACGTCGTAGCGGCGCACTGTCATCGCCGCCAAGCTGTCGCCTTCCTTGCCTGTGTAGAGATACATCTCAAGCTGCGGCACGGCCTCGCCAAGCCATGCCAAGAGCAAGCGCCCAATGCTGCCCTGCACGGTGCGCTCGGATGCGTAGAAGTCGCCGAATTGATTGCGGAACTCGAAGTCATCTAGCGTGACGGAAACAGTACCACGCAAGCCGAACGGACTTTCCCCCTCACGCACCGCTCCGAGGTTAAGCCGAGTTGGCTCGGTCCTGACAGTGCGCAGGATAGGGATGGCTGGCCCATACCATTCATCGGATGTTGGCAGTCCTGCCGTGAGCGGTGCCGGGTCGCCCGGTCGCGTGAAGTACCAACGCAATTCGCCGTCGAGATTGAACACGTCCTTAGCGCCGCAGGTGTTGTACGTCTGAAAGCATTTAGGCGTGCCCGTGGCCGTGCAGGTTCCAACGCCGAAACGCAGGTCGCAACGCTTCTGCCGCAACTCTAGGACTTGGACGGTCTTACTCATGGCGCTGCATATCCCATGCACTGGAACGTCACTGCGCCGCTGTTGTTGAGATTGGCACGCTCACGGTTAAACCGTGGCCGCTCCATCGCTCGCGCGTAGGCAACATCATCTGGGTATGAAGATGGCTTGGCGGCAATGAAGAACGGACCAGTGTTGTCAACGTGGTTGATAAAGCCCTTCCACGTCACATCGCCAGACGCCGCTCGGAATGTCTCAGGTAGGTTTTGGACGGTTAGGTCAAACCGCAGGTCTGCGCCCTCAACAGCGCGGCCCAAGACATCACCCCGAATAGATTGCTGATGGCGATACCGGACCTGCTTACTTTCGCTGATAGGCAAGCCTGTGAACACCGACAACTGCGGCATTTCCAGAACCTCGCCCGCCTGCGCTACAGCAATCTGCGGTGCTGCCGAACCGCCTGAGATAGTGAAGGCAACGGTCGTCACTGTGGTTGAGCCAAACAAGAACACAATCGCCCCATCGTCGTCAGGGCTGATACTGCCAACCGTAACGCCGCCAGCCGCGCAGGATACTGTCGCGCCTGTGCTGCCCAGATTGTGCGCTGCAAGTGCTGCATAGCTTGTGGCTGCGCTTGAGAACGTCAGCGTGACCGTCTGAGACGTGCTGCCGCCTTCCCATACGCTCCACGTCTCGCCATCAACAAGCCACGCCACGTCGGCCCCTGTGGCCGTGCTGGTGGCCGTAGGCGTTGCCGTGTGAGTGTCGAAGCAAATGCGCGGCTGGTCGATAGGCTCGGCAATGCCAGTGAAGCCGGATTGAATGACAACGCTCATTGGAACACCAGCCTTCCGCCCCGGTCTAGCTGCGATTGAATTTGCTCAAGTAGCCCTTCAACCGACGCGCGGCTGAAGGTGTCGCCTTGTAGATTGATGGCGACTGTTTGGGTTGGCTGTGGTAGTGCGGATGCTGCGCTGGATGCCGCGCCCGTTGAACCGGAGCCGCCACCGCCAGAACCATTGTCGTTCACGCTCTTAATCGCATTAACGAAGCCGATGCCCTTGGCAATGATAGCTGCCGCCGCTGCGAGGTTCTGCGGGAACGGCAGCTTCAGAGCATTTGCAGCACCTGCGTATGTGCTGATAAGCGCCTCAGCCGCGCCAAACACCTTGGCAATCTTCAACGCTTTCTTGTTGTTTTGGCCAATGGCGTTAAGGATTTCCGCGCCTGCACCTGCAACCGTGGCAAGGTCAGCCGCCGCGCCTGCCTGCTTGATGGCATTCATGCGCTTCTGGTGCTCTTCCTCAAGGCGCTCGCGTTGTTCGCGATATTCCTCTTCGGTCAGCAAGCCTTTGGCAAGCGCGTCTTCTAAGACCGTTTGGCCTTCTTCGTACCATTGCGCAACAACTTCGGCCTCAGTCATCAGGCCTTCTGTCAAAACTTCAAGGCGTTGCTCAAGTTGCTCACGTAATTGTTCGGCTGTGCTTAAGCCTGCGGCACCACCGCCAGTATCAATGTCCTCTGGCGTTATGACGATTGGCTCAAGTTCAATAGGCGGCGCTACGTTGTCGCCGTAGTTTGAACCCGAAACGCCGCCGAATACTGTGTTTTCAATGCGACGACGCGCGGCTGCAAGCGCGGCCTCTGCCTCTGCAAGCGTTGCCTCCGCCTCATCCTCAGCTTCAAATAGCCTTGCGCGTGATGGCCCGCGAACGCCGCCGGGAACGGCTTTTTCCTCACGCATCGCCCTGCGCTTGGCAAGTTCGGCCTCAGCCGCCGCAAGTGCGCTTTCAGCAAGCGTGTAGTTGTCGTTCGCAAGGTCAACAGCGGAACGCCCAGCCGCTTCCGCCGACCCCGGCACCAAGCCCATGCTTGCGTTCAATTCATCCAGAGCATCTCGCGCGTCATAGGTGGAAGTCTCCATGTTCTCGGCCTTAGACCGCCATGCCGCAATGCCGCCCAGTGCTAAGGCCAATAGCCCAGCAACGATTGTCAATGGTCCGCCCATACCTGCCACCACAATGGCAAGGCCAGATAGCGCAATCGTGACAATTTCGACATTTTGCGAAACGGCAACCATGCCTTCGGCAACGCCAGCCGCGATGTTTGCCAATCCGGTCAGACCATCAATCGCAGTCTGTATGAAGTCCTCAGACAAAATAATTTCAGCGAGGTCTCCAAACGCGCCTGCCAGACGTTCGATTGCTGTCTGGACCGCCTCGGATTGTGCCAGCGTGTTAAACCTGTCGGCCACTGTTTGAAGCGTAGGCGCGACTTCAATCGCCAGCTTATTTCGCAGCCCTTCAAACACAAGGCCCATGCGAGCGACTGCATCATTCGCACTTTCAATGCTGTCTGTCTGCGCCTTTGTCAGTTCAAGCCCAAAGGCCGTGACTTCCTCGCGCGCAGATCGGATGGCATCGCCGCCCTGCAATAGCAGGAGCGCCATGTTGCGGGATCGAACGCCAAGGTCTCTGAGGATGTCGGAAGCCTGCCCAGAGGAAAGCCCTAGCGCGTTGATACGATCCGCAAGCGCGGCCATGCGCTCGTCAACGTCAAGCCCCTGCAAGTCCTTCGCGCTCATGCCCAGCTTGGCAAGCGCCTCTTGCGCCGGGGTGCCTTCTTCTTTGGCTCGCTCAAGTTCGCGGTTAAGCTGCTGCATGGCCGTGTTGGCTTCACCAACCGAGACGCCAGCATACCCCGCTGCAATTTGAACAGCCCGCAGTGAATTGGCGCTGCCATCAAGCGACCGCGCCAGCTTGGTTTGAGCGTCAACCGCAGCCAAGCCCTGCGTCGTCATTGCTGCCAATGCACCAGCGACCAGAACGCCAGCCGCGCCCGCAGCCTTGGCAAGCCCAGCAATGCTGCGGCCTGCCTTATTGAGACCGCGCTCAAGTGCCGTGGTGTCTGCGCCGATTTTGACCGTGAGTGGTTTAAGCGCCATCTGTCGGCTCCAGTAGCTTGCTCAGGCGGTCAATCTCAGCCTGCGATAGATGCCCCTTGCGGGTCTTTTGCGGCGTATCCTGCCGCGATAGAGCCTCTGCCAGAAGTTCCGAGAATGTCATCTGCCAAAACTCCGATGGTGAAAGCCCCCATGACCGCGCTGCCAGATATAGATTGTTGAAATCTATGTCTCGGCCTTCGCCCTCTTCCGCGTCTTCGGCTGGGGCTTCGACTTTTTTCCCAAGTCAATCGACGGCAGAACAGCCGCCACAAAGGCAAGCTGAAACTCAATCATTTCTTCTGACCCGCCCGTGATGAAGGCATAGCTTTCATCTTCGGATACCTTGACGCCCGCCTCGGCCATGAAAAGCCGGTGCACGTCTGTCAGGTCAATCGGGTCGGCACCGCCCTTGATGCAGGCGTTTGCCAAATTGAGCGCATGAATGCCTTTGGCCTTGATGCGACGAAGCAACGCCAGTGACGGGGTGATTGTGTATTCCTCACCCTGCCACGTCAACGCCAGTTCCCTGAATACTTCGCTCATCAGGAAGCCGTAATCGCGCCGCTGCTTTCCAGCGAAAGCGTGAACGTGATTGTGTCGGCCTGTTCGCCTGTCGCCTCGAAAGAGGTGATGAAGAACGAACCCGAATAGGTTGCGAAGCTGCCAAACTCCACTTGGAAGTCATGCAGGGCTGTGCCGCTGGATGCTGCTGCCGCAAGTGCGGAGAACGTCGAGGCTGTCGCAACGCCTGTGCAGGAAAGGCTCATGCTCTTTACCGCGATGTCGTCCAGATACGTTCGAACGCCCGCATCATCCTTGTCGGTGATGTCGATTGCTTCGTTGTTGAATGTCAGGCTGTCGGTTCGAGCGCCTGCCACCACCGCCATGCCTGAACCGCTATCATAGCTGATGCGGAGGTCGCGACCACTTTCTGCTGCCATTGTACTTGCCCTTTCATCGGCTTTGCAAAGTTATATCACGCAACTGCAAATCTGCAAAGTCACGTGCCGCTGTCATATTGAATGCGGAAGGTTAGCGGCCTGTATCGCGTAAAGCCGTCTGGGTCCGGTATGTTGCCGGGACTGCTATCGAACAGGCAATTTACTACATTGGAACCGCTTACTACCAAGTCAAACTTGTGCAGAGCGTCATATGTCGCCTGAGCCGCTGCGTCTGCGAGGTCAATCGCACTTCGGCTTGCTGTGGGCCGCGCAAAGGTCGTGACCTGTATAAGCTGTTCGCCGCCGTCGCTGGTCTTGGTATCCCAAGGCGTTGCGCTCACGTCCTCAATGACGGTGAACGGAAACGGCACCATGCTTTCGGGCTTGGCGTCCTGCGGCTTTTCATAGCCGATGTATGTGGACAGCGCTGATAGCGTTGCATCGCCCGCCAGCCGCGCTCGGATTGCCTGTGCTACGCCTGCAAAGTTCATCGCGTTGCCCCGTTAATAGCCTTCTCAAGTCGCGCCATGTATTTCGGTCGGATTTCCTCAATGGCAGGACGGAAGAACGGACGCGGCCCGCCAACGCCGCCCGCAAAATTCATGCGAGATGTTCCGTATTCCAGATAAGTCGCATATGCCAACTTACTGCCGACCGTCGCGGTCAAGTCGCCAATCTTGTCAAACTCGATGCTGTTGACCAGACGGCCCGTGTCGGTCATTGGAGGCTGGCCCGGTGCGGATGCTGTATGCGTCCGGCGCGGATTGTATTTCTCATAGGTCCGGCCTGATGCTGGCCCTCGCGCGATGCTGGTCTTGATGTTGCCCTGCAATTCTAAAGCCGTGCCAACGACTGCCCGCGAAACGGCTTGTTTGATTTCGCCAGATGCTCGGCGCAATGCCGCCTGCAACTCTGCCGACCCCTCAAGGCGAAGCGTGACGGTCATACCGCGACCCCAAGTTGCGCGGTTATCTCAAGCCACTGGTCGTCAAAGTCCACATTCGCAATGAAGCGGATGTTGTACGCTCGCCCGCGAATAACCACGCGGTCTTTTTCCGTCAGGTCGGCAAAGTAGCGGCAGACAATCTTATGCGTCGATGTAGCCTCGGTGCGCTCTGACATCCATCGCTCGCTGCCTGACAATGGCCTAACCATCGCCCGCGTCGGTGCGCCACTGATAGCCGCCCACGTTTGCAAGCGTGCGCCGTAGCTGTCCTGCGTGTTGGTCACGCGCTGGAACGTCACGGCCTCGCGTAGCTGCCGCGCGTTATATTTGGATGTGGTGCAGCAGTTTACCATGCCAGTTCATCCATGCGCCGATAGGAAGCCAGCAGCGCCTTCATCTGCATGTTGATGCCTTCACACGTCCCATCATAAAGCGATGCGGTATAAAGCCGTACTGCCTCAAGGATAGCAGACGGAATGCTGCCAGACCCGTAGCCAGCGACATAGGTTACTTCTACCGCGTCCTGCGCCAGTAGATTGCTCGGCCACGTCTCGCCTTCGTTGAGGTAAATGCGCCCGCTTGTCAGGTCCACGCCGTAGCGGGATGCGCTGTAGGTCGCGCTCACGTTGTCGCGGTCATAGGTCACAACGCTAGTGACGGATTGCAAAGGTGCAAACGGCAGGTCCAGAGTATCGCCACCGCCCAAGATATAGGGCCGCGATGCTGTATGCACGCCCGGCCCAAGCGATAGCAGTCGGTCATCGCCATACGCCTCGGTGAAGCCGTCCGCCTTGAACACGAATGTCTCGGTCAGCAACGCCCGCCGAAGGTATTGCTTCACCGCCTCGGTTGCCGTGGCGATGTATGCTGTAATCTGGTCATCATCTGCGGTTCCATCGACACGCAGAAAGCCCTTCATATCTGCCAGTGAAATGGCCGGGTCGTCGGTCGATGCCGTGACGGTAACGGACTTGCGGTTGAACCTCATGCCTTGGCCTTCCGCTTGCGTGTAGCCTTGTTTTCCGGCGCGGCCTCGTGCGCCTTCGTCACAATCTCGCAAGCGCCTTGGTCGATGAGCAAGGCAAGCGTGCTGTCGTCAACGTCGCGCTCCATGCCGGGTTGCCACGTCTGCACGGTGATACCGTCCAGCGCGATGCGGAATGTGCGGAGGATTTTGACCTTGGTCATGGGCTGTGCGTCCTTTGCAGCATGATGGCCTTGTCCCAGAGCATAACATCTTCGGAGCATTGGATAAAGAACCTCGCCCCGTATTGCGCAAACGGCGCGGTCACGAACAAAGTCCCGTTGAAAAACAGAAAGTCCTCAACACCGCTGCCCTTGGTCAATGACCTGCGGTCCCGCGCAATCATTGTGCTATAATCGGAGCCAATGCCCACGTCTATCTCGGCAAATGTGGCCGTGCTGGTGGCTTTGCTTATGCGGAATGTCAGGTTGATGTTGTACGCCTCACCAATGGCAAACGGCTGGATTGTGCTGCTACCGAATATGTCCAGAGAAATGCCGCGCCGATAGTCGGTTGTGCTGTCGTCCGCCAATCCGTCAATCGTCACGTGCGTGAGCGTGTCGGCTGTAATGGATTGCTTGTTGTCAACGGTGTGGGTGCTGTCGTGCAGGTAAATCCATCCGCCGTTATACGGCGCTCTGCGCTCTATGCCATCGTCGGTGCGAATAAGCATATCCGCCGCGCGCTTGTTGTCTTCGGTGGCGTCCACCAATTCAGACCAGTTGATGTTCGTCATTGGATGCCCCTGCGCTTAGTGACGGGCGACCGTAGCCGCCCGCTTCTAAACTCAGGTTGCGGCGATATTGTCGGCAATGGAAACCGACCCCATAATAGCGCCGTGGCCTTTGGTTGCCGAAACGCATACTGTCGCATTGGTTCCGGTTGTCCCGGTTGCCACGATACGGACGTAACGCTTGCTGCCACGATAGCCGATTTTTCCAACAACGATATTGTCTGCATCGTCGTCAGTGACGGTTAGGGCGGCCTCGGTCCCGATTAGGTCAGCGTCCGCAACAGCCGTAAAATCTGCATCTGCTGTGGTGTCGCTTTCCTGAACCTCAAACGAAAATCCCGATGCGGTTCCGGCGTCGGTCACTGTACCGGTTTGAACGTGAAGGTCCAGAGACCCCCACCCCTGCATGTCAATGATGTTGCCCTTGGCGGGTGTTGCCCCGCTTAGGGTTGCCAGCATACCGAATGCAGCTTCGGTGTTATTGGTTGCGTCAAATTGTGCCATTATTCATAGCCTTTCGTGTGTTGCTGAAGCCTGCGAACATCATCACGAAGTTCTGGGTGCAAGGCCAAAGCTGTTTCAAGATTGCCCGATATGAGCCATTCGATAGCCCATTGGGCAACATCTTGAATGCGCTGCCCAGCGGGTTGCCCGATTGTCCAGAGTTCCAGATTTTCGGGCCGATTGTCTTGCCTGTTGCCGTTTTTGTGGTGGACGTTTTCGCCTTTGCGCAAAGGTCTGCCAAGCATCTCAGCCATGACTTCTCTGTGCTGATACACCTGCCCGTTTGACCCAGAGTGCGGGCTTTTGTGGTCAATGCGCAAAATGTATCCATTTTTGCTTTTGTGCCACTTTTTGCCTTCACCTTTTTTGCGCTTATGCCAGACACCTGCATGCGGGTCGCCATATTTTTTGAACCGCATATAGTGCGTTCGGCAATACCCCAATGACCATGCTGCTTTTGCGCAATCATTGGCTTTGCATTCCGGCTTTTCGTATCCACCCCACCTACCGGGCAATATGCCTTCTGGATCGCCAGTTTTTCGCCAGCGGTCATAGTGCATACTGCAAAGTTGTCTGGATTGAACACGAACACCTTTATCACATCCCTCAATTCGGCAACTGTCCATAAGATGGCTCCTTTCGAAGCCATCTTACATATTAGGCACCTACGCTGCAACTTTCCCCAGCACGATAGCGTCAAAGCTGGTCACATCGCCGCCAACGCGCTGCGTTGTATAGTATGTGACGAAGCCCTTGTTGGTGTACGGGTCACGCAGAACCTGAAGGCCAACGCGGTCGAGGATGGTGTAGGCACGACCGAAGTCCGCATAGACAACAGACAGAGCGTTTGCAGCGACCGCAGGCATGTCATCCATAAAGACAACAGGCTTGCCAAGAAGCTGGATAGACGCTTGGCCGTCACGCAACAGGACCGGGCTGAAGAAGTAGTTGTCGCTGCCCTTGAGTTGGAGAGCCGCGCCAAACGTGGTGCGCTTCATGCCGAAGACCGCGCCAGCTTGGTATTCTTCTTTCAGGCCGTTCTGCACCTCAATCAGACCATCTGCGTTCAACGCTGCCGCCGAACCCATGTTGATTTGAGTGATTGCATTGCGCTCATATGTGCCAGCCGTTGCAGCCGCCGCATATGTCAGGAAGCCGCGAGGCTTGCCGATGCCATCGCCCAGAACGAAAGCGGTCCT